GTTATTGATAGCATGATATTGCTTTGTAATCTGCTCTGTGAGCTTAACAGTTGATGTAGCAATAGCAGTCTTATTAAACGTCCACTCATTCAACTTCTTATCACCTTCGATAAATTCCATGAAGAGATAGGGGAAGGTTTGAACTTGAAGCTGACCATTTTGTGGATCAGGCTGAACATGCACGATTACAGGGTTATTAAGAGTAAGAGTCTCATCAGTTTGACCTGTTTCAACTCCAACGACTGTTCTGCCCACTTGATCGACGATTGCGATAATTTCTTTACTCATTACTATATCATTATGGCTGCTACCTACATCTAATCAACTGTTGATTTTAATAAACACGAAATTAAATATGTGCATGTACATTAACCCTCTTACAGGAAAGACGATTTTTGTTCAGATCGCTTCATTTAGAGATAGTCAATTGCTTCCAACATTGAGAGATATGATTGACAAGGCTGAAGAGCCTAATAATCTCAAGATTTGTATTTGCTGGCAACATTCAGATGAAGATGAGTGGGATACACTCAATGAGTATCAAGATGATGATCGATTTATCATTATTGATGTTAAGGCTGAAGATTCAAAAGGTGTATGTTGGGCTAGAAATCGTATTCAGAGGAAGTATGATGGAGAAGATTTTACATTACAACTCGACTCACATCATAGGTTTGAACCTAATTGGGATACAGAGTTAAAGAATGAGATATTACAACTACAACTACATGGCCATGAGAAACCATTGTTGACTGGATATATTAGTTCCTTCCACCCATCATTACCTAAAGAGGAATGGGTTAAAGAACCATGGCATATGGTATTCGATAGATTTACACCTGATGGAGTTGTATTCTTCTTACCGGCTCCCATTCCTAATTGGAAAGAAAGAACAATACCTGTACCTGGTAGGTTCTATTCAGCACACTTCTGCTTCACAGTTGGTATATTCTGTGAAGAAGTTCAGCATGATCCAAGATATTATTTCCATGGTGAGGAGATTGCAGTCGGTGTTAGGGCATATACACATGGATATGATATTTTCCACCCTCATAAGATTGTAGCCTATCATGAGTTTAGTAGAGACTACAGACCTGACAAGCATTGGGATAATTATAACAACTGGAATGATCATAACCAAGAGACATATAAACTTATGAGGAACCTTCTTGGCATTGATGGATGTGAGTGTAGTGATGAAGAGAGGTATGGTAAATATGGTCTAGGCACTACAAGAACTGTTGCTGATTGGGAGGGGTATGCTGGTGTAAGATTCGCAGATAGGAGCCTTCAACAAGAAACTATTGATGGGAAGCTACCTCCAAATGATCCGGAAGGTGATTGGAGTAGAAGATTTAAGCATTGTATTGATATTCATTCAAATGACATGCCAAATGAAGAGCTAAACTTCATTACTGTAGCATTACATGATGAAAGTGGTAATACTCTATATCGAAAAGATATAGAAGGTGATGAGTTAGCTAAGATATTGAGTAAAAATGGGTGGTGTAACATTTGGGTTGAAGCTGATGTTGCTAGTAGACCAACAGAATGGGTATGCTGGCCACACTCTAAAGATAATGGTTGGTTGGATAGGAAGACTGGCACTATATAATAAAAGTGATATCTTGCTTTCCTAATTAAATATATATAATATGCTATCTATATCCATTAATTTATTATTCTGGGATGATTGCCTGCCTAACAGCTCCCGGTTAAGAAATGTTAAGTATGTAATTAATAAGCTTAATGATTTAAATTTGTTTTTAAAGGAAAAAATAGGTAGTGAAATTAACATAATTGATTACTCTAAAAATCAAATACTAGAAGGTAGTAGGCATATACCTTATCCGGACGGTATTTATAAAAGATCAGAAAAAATAAATAATTTATTATATGAATGTGATAAGGATTTATTTGGTATAATAGATGCTGATTGCTTTTTAAAAGAAAATCATTATGAAGTATTTCGAGATATGCTACTAAAAAATGGTAAAGATTGTTGTTATACACACGATGTATGTGATTTTTCTGAGGCTGATACGGAAAAAATATTATTTAACTCAGCAGATCCTAACAAGTTACCGTATACAAATAGGTTCCCGGGACGCGCAGGAGGGTTAGGAGCTTTTTTTATTACAGATACAGATAATTTAAAAAAGCATAATGGTTTTGACGAGAAATATACTACATGGGGAGGAGAAGATGGTGAGATTTATGGTAAAATATATCAAGATAATAAAATTAAAAAAATACCTATGACTAATGACCAAATAACACTATACCATTTAAATCACTTTAGTAATAGAGAAGATATTAGGTATTTTGATAGAGATGAATATATACGGAATAACTACTAGTGATAAAATTGCGTTTATTTGCTTGGTGGACTGATTCAAATAGTATTACTAATAGATTCAAACAGCAATTTATTGGTGATCGTTTTGATAATCCGGATATAGAGTTTGTTACTGGGGAACAATATGATTATGCGATTGTATTCGGTTTCACAAAGGAACAAATTAATACTGACAAAAATCATACTATATATTATATACAGGAACCGTTTTGGTCAGACAATTGGGATAGAGATGCTAATAATAAAAGTTCAAGAGTATTTGTTCCGTATAGCCCCCGGTATGGTAACCATAAGGAGATGATTTCAGGACCAACTAAAAGTTTATATGGAGGTCACGGTGATATGGATCACAGATTTGAGTGGAATTGGAGCGCAGATAGTATGCTGAAAATTAATCCGCCGAAAATTAAAAATCTTAGTGTAGTGCAAGCCGATAATATACCTAATTATAATGAAAACACTATTTACTGTGAAAGGCGTAACTTAGTTAACGGGCTTAAAGATTCAGATTTGGAAATAGAAATACATGGCAATTATCAAGATACAGATCACCCTAAAAGCTTCGGTAATTGTTGGAATAAAAAGGTAGGACTCAATGATTATAGATTTAGTATAGCTATCGAAAATTCAGTACTTAATAATTACTTTACAGAAAAATTTTACGATTGTATATTATGTGATACAATTCCAGTTTATTATGGAGCTCCTAATATTAGTGATTATATTGATAGTAACAGCTTTCTTCAACTTCCATCTTTAAATGTCGAAGAATGTCTAGAATTTTTAAAGGATCAATGTACGGAAGAAAATTATAATAACCGGTTTAATAGTTTACAAAAATTAAAACATAATTTTTTTACCAGACCTGATATCAATATATGGGCATCTATTCAAGATGAAATATTATAACTATAGTGATAATATTACGTTTATTTGCTTGGTGGACTGATTCAAATAGTATCACTAATAAATTCAAACAGCAATTTATTAGTGATCGTTTTGATAATCCGGATATAGAGTTTGTCGACTAACTCTCTCGCTGAACCATTGAAGCTATGCATTTTAACAGTTGAAAGAGACTAGCACTCCCTAAAACTCATATTAAATACGATTATATGGAAAATGCTTATCCAGACAGCACAGTTTTTGTGCAAATAGCTTCTTACAGGGATAAAGAACTATTACCCACACTGAGAGACATGCTTGAAAAGGCTGATCGACCTGAACTGCTACATATCTGTATTTGTTGGCAACACCACAAGGATGATGAGTGGGATAATCTGGATGAGTTTAAAGATAATAAGAATTTTACCATTATAGATATCAATTCTGATGACTCACAAGGTGCTTGTTGGGCAAGACATTCAATTCAACAACAGTATAGTGATGAGGACTTCACACTTCAATTAGATTCACACCATAGGTTTGTTGAAGGTTGGGATAGGCTAATTAAAAACATGTATGCAGGGCTTGAGCTTGATGGTTCAGAGAAGCCTCTTATCACAAGTTACATTCCAGCTTATGATACAGAGACAGGTGAGCCAATTAATAATGAGCCATGGATGCTTGCTTATAACTACTTTGGTCATGATGGCCCACTTCACACTATTCCAGAGACTATACCTAACTGGGAAGGGTTAGGCGGACCTGTTAAAGGTAGATTCTATTCTGCTCACTTTGCGTTTGCTAATGGTGACTTCAGTACAGTTGTTCAACATGATCCTGAAATGTACTTCCATGGAGAGGAGATTTCAATTGCTGTTAGGGCTTATACTCATGGATATGACATATACCACCCACATAAAGTCATTGCATGGCATCACTATGGTAGAAAAGGTGCTAGCAAGCATTGGGATGATAGTAAGACATGGACTAAGACTAACTTGAAGTCATATGAGAGAGTGAGAAAGCTCTTTAGTATGAATGGTGAAAAGTTTAAGAGAGGTGAAAACAAGTATGGTTTTGGGAAGGTGCGAACTCTTGCTGAATATGAGAAGTATGCTGGTGTAAGGTTTAAAGATCAAAAGATCCAAACATATACTCTTGATAAAAAACACCCACCTAACCCATCATTCAGTACAAAGAAAGCCTTTAATGACTCTTTTGTAAAGCAATTTAAGTATTGTATTGATGTTTCATACGATCAAGTACCTCTTAAGGATTATACATTCTGGGCTGTTGCCTTCATGAATGATAAAGGTGAAGAAGTATATAGACAAGATGCAGATGAAGGTGAGATCAAGAGAATGAAAGATGATCCTGATGGTTACTGCAAGATTTGGAGGTGGTTTGAGTCAGATGATAAGATTGTTAAGTGGAGAGTATGGCCACATAGTGAAAAGCATGGTTTTGCGGATCCAATAGAAGGGGACATTATTTAATGAAGGAGCTTTTTATTACATCTATATACTCAAACCTATATGGTACAGATCTTGGTGGTAGGCCTAGTAGAAGTGGACATTATAAATGGAGTCTTCTCAATATACTCAATCTTAAACCATTAAAGGTTGTCTGCTTTACTAGTACTGAAGAGATTGATGAGTTAAAGGCTTGGTTTTATGTTGAACATCATGTTAATCCGGAGTTACTCGAGTTTAGAGAGTTTGATTTACGTGAATCGAAGCATTATGATAAGATCCAAGCTAATAAGGATATAGATAAAGTCAAGAATGGTGATAGGTGCCATGAGATTCAATACAATAAGTTTTTCTGGGCTGAATTAATTGAGGATAGGCATGACTATGATAGAATCTATTGGATTGATGCAGGTCTATCACATGGTGGTCTATTTCCGGAAGAGTATCAGCTTGGAGATAAATGGGAAAGTCATTTTAGTATCATAATGTTTAGACAGAAGGTACTAAAGATGTGGAATAAGCAATCAAAAGACAAGATATTAATAATGGCAAAGAATAATACTGATAGGTATTATTGGTCACGAACACTACCTGACAGGTTTTATAAAGAGTATAATAATGATAAGCATATTATTGGTGGTATGTTTGGATGTACCCCTAAAAAGTATGATGATCTTGCAGCTACTTTTGAGAATTATCTACTAACTATACTTGATAAGAGTGATGAATTATATCATGAAGAGAATATAATGTGCTGCATGTATGTAGATGATATGGAGAGTTACAATACACTCGATTTTGATGACTGGTATGAAAGACCAGAATGGAAACAATACGACCCAATACTATTTCACCACTTGTTTGTAATATGAGCAACACTACTATAGTAACAGGACTATGGGACATTAAGAGACATAATAGATCTTTTGATGTTTACATTGAAGCATTTGAGAAATTTCTATCTATACCTCAAAACATGTTCATATATGTACCAGAAGAGTTGGAAGACTTTGTTTGGCAGTATAGATCTCCAGATAATACTGTTGTTAAGGTCTTTGAACTTGATGACATTAGAGTAATGTATGATCCTTTCTGGGATAGGACACAAGAGATAAGAGCTAAGGATGAATGGATAAATGGTGCTGGGTGGTTAAGTGATTCTCCACAGTGTAAACTTGAATGGTACAATCCTATTGTGCAATCAAAGATGTTTATGCTTAATGATGCAGCTATATTTAACCCTTTTGATACAGATTACTTCTACTGGGCAGATGCTGGTCTTACCAATACTGTTCCTGAAGGTCATTTAACAGCTGAGCCGGTTTTAGATAGTTTACATACATTTACATCAGAAGATGAGTTCATGTTTATATCCTTTCCTTACAATGCTAATGAAGAGATACATGGCTTCACATATCCTGATATTAATAATTATGCTGGTGAAGATGTAAAGTATGTCTGCAGGGGTGGATTGTTTGGTGGACATAAGAAGGCTATCTCTTCAGCCAATGGTGAGTACTATGCAATGCTTGATAGCACACTCAGTGATGGTTATATGGGAACTGAAGAGTCAATCTTTAGTATTATGGCTTATAAGGATCCATACACCTATAGAAGATTTGAGATTGAAGAGAATGGATTGATTGTAAAGTTCACACAAGATGTTATTGAAGGTAATGCAAAGTTAGCTGATGTGGATGGTGACTTTATTAAGAATAGATTTGATACAAAGAAGATTGTTCCAGATACTATAACTGATAAGGTAACAACTAATGTATACATGCTCACATTTAATATGCCTGAGCAGCTTACTCATACAATCAATACAATGATTGAGACAGAGGGTCTATTAACACATCCTGACTTGTTTATATTTGATAACTCTACTGATGAAGAGGCAATGAAAGGTAATAAAGAGATTGCTGATAAACATGGCTTTGAGTATATCCATCTAGGAGGTAATACAGGCATTTGCGGTGGTAGGCAAAAGATTGCTGAACACTTCCATGAATCAGAAGCTGACTATATGCTCTTCTTTGAAGATGATATGACCTTCAATACAAAAGAGTCAGCAGGTGAGTGTTGTAGAAATGGATTTAGAAAGTATATCTCTAACATCTATGAGACCATTCACAAGATCATCTATGTAGAAGGTTTTGACTTTCTTAAGTTATCATTTACTGAAGTATACTTTGATAATGATAAGCAATGTGCATGGTATAATGTACCACAGCATGTGAGAGATGTGTACTGGCCTGATTATAGTGAGTTGCCTATACAGGGCCTAGATCCAAATTGTCCAAAGACAGAGTTTAATACAATTAATACAGTAGATGGACTTGCTTATATATCTGGTGATGTATATTATGGTAACTGGCCAATGATTGTTAGCAGAGAAGGTAACAAGAAGATGTTCATTGATACAACATGGGATCATCCATTTGAACAGACTTGGATGTCTCATATAATGCAACTAACAAAAGAAGGAAAGCTGTCACCAGCGATCCTTCTTGCAAGTCCTATTTGGCACGATAGAATTAAATACTAAGATGC